TCGCGGGCCTCACGTTCGGCTCGCTCCACGGCAGCAGCTGCCTCGCGCTTCGCGTTCTCTGCGGCCTCAGCCTGCAGGCGGGCCTCGCGCTCGACGCGCTCACGCTCGGCCTGCTCTGCGGCAGCGCGCTGGCGCTCGGCTTCTTCAGCAGCGCGCACGGCTTCCTCGCGCGCGCGGATCTCTTCTTCCTTCCGGGCGATCTCGGCCAGGCGTGCTGCTTCGGCCTCAGCACGGGCGCGTTCCTCAGCCTCTACGCGTTCGCGTTCGATGCGGGCCTGCTCTTCCTCCCAGTCGGTCAGCGGCTTGCGCACTTCGTCGCGCAGCGCGTCTAGGGTGTCGCGTGCCTTCTTGCGGGCCGAGTCGATGTCGCCGGTCTGCTTCTTCAGGTCGGCCACCAGCGCCTTGCCGGCGTCATCGATGGCGATCTTGGAGCGCGACACCTTGTAGGCGACCGACGCGATTTCCTTGCGGCCGGCAACCGTCTTGACGTTCGGTACCAAGGTGACGGCCTCAGCGCGGATGCGGGCCAGCAGGTCGTCCAGTCCGCCGCCGGTGAAGACCTCGACGGCATTGACGGATTCGATCGGGATCAGAGCTTCGGACATGGCAGTTCCTTTTTCTCGACATGAAATGAGGTGCCCGGCTTTCGGAGCCGCCGCCGGGCGGGCGGGTGCGTCCTTGCGGGTTACTTCGAGATGACGCCGACCTTCAGCGTCGTGGAGATCTCGGCGAGCTTGGTCTTGACCGTTTCCTGGATGCCGGTCGCGATCGCGCTGTTGGCGATCTTCAGTGCGTCCTTCATGGCGCTGTCGATGCTGTAGTGAAGGTGCTGATGGACCAGGTGCGTGATACGGGTCTGCGTGCCCGACCAGCTGTAGCTGCCAGCCTCGTCCTTCGTCTTGCCGTCGAAGTTCACCTTCTCCTGCATGTAGGCTTCCGCCCTGCGGGTCAGGTACTCGATGAAGGTCACCTTTTCGCCGGTCTTCTCTCCCCAGCGGTTCGTTTCCTGCAGGGTCAGGTTCTCGATGTAGGTGGCCACGTTGGGAAGCACCTCGCGCTCGGCGATGGTGTTGATCGTCGTTTCGATCTGCTCCCTGACGCGGGCCTGCATCTGGCGCTGGAACTGGCTTGCGGTGGTGAATTCGTTGTCGTCTTCGTCGTAGCCGACGCCTTCCAGCAGCTTCGCGCAGATGCGAGCGATCACGCGCTCCTGCAGCTCTTCCTTGGTGAAACCGAGGGATTCGAGGGTGATATCCATGTTGTTCTCCGGGGTGAATGAGGTGCCGGCGTCGTGGAATCCCGGCCGGCGCGGGGCCTGTTAGGGCGGGGGAATTCAGCCGCGCACGCTGCTGGTCGCAGCCCAGCGGGCTTTGGCAGCGTCACGGTCGGTGTGGGCCTGGTGGATCTCGGCGATGCGCAGCGGCACGACGACGGCGGCGAGCAGGGCGACTGCGGCCCAGGCGATGCGGAGGCGGGGACTCACTGCGCACCGCCCGTGGCCTTGGCATGTGCCTCGAACAGGGCAATCAGAAGGTCGGCATCCAAGCTGATGCGCTTGCCTTGCTGGTCCAGTTCTCGGAGAGCTGCCATCAGGTTGACCGGCGCGGCGTTGCCTTCGCAGGCATCGAAGATGGCCTGCACTGCCTCGTGATAGTCCGGCGCGGCGGCCATCAGGCGGGCGTTGGCTTCGTCGTTGAGGTCCTGCGGTGCGCTGCCTTGGTCGCAGGTCAGGATTCCGTACAGGCCATGGCGTCCGAGCAATGTCCATGCTGGCTTGCCACATGGGTGTGTATATTCACCGGACCACTTCCACGGCCCCGGCGTGTGCTTACTGCTCATCGTCGTTTTCCTCCACGCACAGGCCGTCCACGGCCTCGCGGTTGCGTTGTTCTCGGGCTTCCGCCAGCGACATCGGCGGGGCGATTGGGGGCAGCCAGAACTGCTCGTCAAGGCCGAGGTGAGAGAACGGGTTCATTCGGGTTGCTCCGACTCGCACGCGGCCAGCGCCTCACGCAGGCACTCTTCGGCGTGGAGCAGGTCGGTGAAGTCGCTGGCACTCAGCACGGCGCGGGCTGCGTCGAAGACCTTTGCGACGCGGCGATCCTCGTCGCGCAGTTCGTCGAAGAGGTCGGCGTGGGCCTTCTCCACACGCTCCCGGCGGACGCTCACGCTGTTCTCGGCGTCCGTGGCCTCGCAGACCAGCAGGCCAAGCAGGGTCAGGGTGCGCGGCGTCACGACAGCACCGCCTGCACCATGACTGCGAACGCGACGCCCATGCAGAAGGCCAGCAGGTAGCCCGAAGCCAGCTTCAGCGCCTGGAAGTGCAGGGCTCGGTCGGCGGCGGTCATGCCGCACCGCCAGCGCGCATCGAGCGCTCGACCTGCCGGACGACCCGGGCCTGCATGTCCAGCAGCTCCCGCAGGTCGTGCAGCAGGTGCGCCGGGACGTCGACCTCGGAAACCAGATGGTCCAGTGCGCGCTCGGAGGTCACCATCACCGAGATCAGCTCGGCGGTGCTGCCCTCACGGTCGTAGGTGCGTGCCAGGGAGTTGCAGGCGTCCTGAAACGCCTCCTCGGTATCCGCCGGCAGCAGGCCATCAAAGCTCCGCTGGGCGTTCCGGGCGATGTCGGTTGGGGTGTGCAGGCCCATGGCTCAGCCCTCCGCCTTACCAGCAGCGATCAGCTGCTCGCCGATGGTCACGGCTTCGGAATGGGTCATCTGCATTTCGCTGGTCAGACCCGCTGCGAAGATGCGGACAAGAACGCCGTGGGCGTCGCTCCAGGCCTTGAACGAGACACAGGAGAAGTCGCTGTGACCGATCTGGATCAGTTCCGCTTCGAATGTCTTGCTCATGCCTTCGTCTCCTAGCCCCTGGCCCGGTAGTGGGTGTGGTGGGGCGTTGGAGTAAGTAAAGCGCCGCTTTAGTTCAAAGTCAAGCGGCGCTTTAGAAAAAGTTGAGAATTTTTTCGCTGCCCTTGGGCCGGGCACAAAAAAGCCCGCTCAGGGCGGGCTTTTATTGGCGCGGCGGAGGCTTTAGGGCATGGGTTCGACCGGCAGGAGATAGGCGGCGAGGACAAGCTGGTTGGCCAGCGGGTACTGATAGTCCCTGTAGGCCTTGATCCCAGCGTCCATCGTCGCCTCGTACCCTTCGCGGCCTGCGCGCTGGCGAATCGCTTCCATCTGGGCATCCCAGGTGAAGGCCGAGGCGACAGAGCGGGCCTCCTCATCGGGCAGCCCCAACTGCATCCAGATTGATTGCAGTCGCTGGACTGCCTTCACCTGCAGCTCTGCTGCATCGGCCTCTTGCCGAGCGCGTATTGCGTCCTGGCGCGCGCCCTCCAAGAGGATGCGTCGCTCGTATTCGCGGTCATAGGCCTCTTGGCTGCTCCCGAAGATTGCCTGGCCAAGAGCGGCGCCAGCTCGTCTATACCCATCCTGTGCCCAAGCTACTGACGGCGCAGCCAGGGCCAGCAGGATCAGTCCTCCCAGCTTCCGATCCATCGCACTCTCCCTATGATGGTTATGGGGTGGCGCGGGTCGTCCATCTTCCGCGGCTTGCGCCAGTTGTGATCGCCCTTTTCGTTCAGGGCATCGAAATAGATGTCATCGCCAAATGTCCGGCAGCGCTTCACGCTGTACTCGCTGCCTGCGATACCCGCAGCCATGATGACGAACAGCTTGTCGTCGGCTGGGCGCGTGTCGCTGGTATCGAAAAGGATCGCGTCCCCTGACTGGATGCGGGGGAGCATTGAGTCGCCTTTGCCATAGAAGACGGCAAGCCGCGCGGGGATTAGGCGCTTACGGGCCAAGGACGACGCGCGAAACTTCAGGCGATGGGTCTCGGCGTATTCGATCGCCTCCATGCCATCGCCAAGGCCGGCAGCCTGGCTGTAGCCGAGGATGTCTACGGTGTCGTCGTCATTCGCAGCCTGTGCGACGTCGGCCCCTGATTCTTCATCTGTCACAGACGAATCCAGGAAGTAGTCCACGCGGCGGCCGGTGATACGGGCCAGGGCCGGTAGGTTCGACTTCTCGATCTTCCCAGTCTTGACCCAGCCAGTGACCGCCTGCGCGCTGATGCCAAGCTCGCGCGCAACGGCGGCCTGTGTGCCTCGGCCGGCGTTGTCGAACGCGTAGCGCACGCGCCGCGCCATTTCATCGTTATCAAGCATGGGTTGATGGTAGCGGCGGGCTACCGGCGTCCGTAATAAGGCAGCGCTTGACTTTGTACTAAAGCGGTGCTTTAGTTTACTCATGAGCGCAATCCAGACAGCCATCGACCGATACGCGATGCCTCAGGCCGCCGTAGCGCGCCACCTGCAGGTGACCCCTCAGGCAGTCCATCAATGGGTCAAGGGCGTTCGCCCAGTTCCCCCACGCTTGGCTCTCGTGATTGAGGCCGACACGGGGGTAACCCGCCACGAGCTTCGTCCTGACGTCTTCGGGGAAACCGCTCCGAAGGTTGGGCGCCGCCGGCGCGCAGCCGCCTGACATGACCACCTCACCGACCCCGGGCAGGGAAGGGCACCACAGTGCCGCTGCCGGGAGCGGGCGGGTTCTTCCGCTCCACCTGGGTGATTCGCACCCGATCCCCGTAGCGCCTCAGCACGAACAGCCGGCCGGCAACCGGAACCAGTTCAACGACACCGCTCGACCGCGTCACCTCTGAATTCACTTGGCTCAATCCGTTGTGGGTTGGGCCTTTATTCCGCCCGAGAGGGCTTGGCAACGATAGGCAACGCATGGCAACCCCTGGCAACCAAAAGGCTCTCCCCCTCGCATTCGGCGTACACCACGCCCCGAAGGATGCGCCCTCCCAGATCGTCCGGCAGATCGAATCGGCGGCGCATGCGCTGGCCGTGATGATCCGCGCTGGCCACCACAAGCTGGAATACGTGGCGGCCTGCATCGGCAAGTCGAAGTCCTACATCTCGCGGATGCAGAACGGCGTCCGCCCGATCCCCGAGAAGCTGGTCGGCCCACTGTGCGCCGCGACCGGCTCCAACCTCCTGCGCCAGTTCCTCAACCTGCAGGCCGCTCTGGACGGCATCTGCGAGGTCGAGCGCCTGGCCGACCTGATGAGGTCCGCCAATGAAGAACCGCGAGCTGCTGCAGCGACTGGACGAGTGCATCCGGGTCATCGAGTCCAGCCCGCCTATGACGCGCGAGGAGATCGTCGCGCACCTGTCCCGATGCGCGGCCGAGCAGGCCAGGGCGGAAGCCCGGCGCACGGCTACGCCGCAGCCTGACTTGTTGGGAGCGGCGTAATGCGCGACTACGGAAAGATCCACACCGGATTCTGGGCCAGCGAGACGATGCTGGGGCTGGAGTCCGATGCTCGCCTGCTGGCGATCTACCTGATGACGAGCCAGCACACGACGATGCTGGGTGCATTCCGGCTGCCCGATGCCTATGCCTGTGAGGATCTCGGCTGGGATTCGCAACGGTTCCAGAACGGTTTGGAAACCCTTTCGGAAGCCGGGTTCGTGAAGTACGACCGCGCGACCAAGGTCGTCTGGATCGTCAAGTTCGTGAAGTGGAACCGCCCGGACAATCCGAACCAGCAGAAGTCCATCGCCAAGCTTGCCCAGGCTCTGCCTGACTCGCTGGCTTTCAAGGATGAAATCCTCGCATCGATCGGAGTTTCCGAAACGGTTTCCAAACCGTTAGGAAACTCTCCTGTTCCTGTTCCTGCTCCTGTTCCTGTTTCTACTCCGGAGGGGATGCAAGGGGAGGTTCTGGCGATCCCGCTGGCCGACGGTTCCGAGTACGCCGTGACCGATGCCGAGCTGGCCGAATTCCGAGCCGCCTACCCGCGGATCGACGTGGTGGGCGAGATCCGCAAGGCCAGGGCGTGGGCGGTGGCCAACCCGCAGAACCGCAAGACGCGGCGCGGCACGCCGAAGTTCATCAACGGCTGGCTGAGCCGGGCGACTGAGCGAGCGCCGGCGCAGGTGCTGCAGCTGACCCAGCCGCAGCAGGCTGGCGGCGGAAGGAGGGCGCTGTGAGCAACGTCACCCCAGCCTTCGCCGAGGAGGCCGTGATCGGCGGCCTGTTGCAGGACAACCAGCGCTTCCACGACGTGGCGCCGCTGATCGGCGCGGACCACTTCACCAGCCCGCAGCGCGCTCGGGTGTTCGGTCTGATCCGCGACCGTGTGCTGGCCGGTGAACCCGCCGACGCGGTGACGATCGGTGAGGCATCGCCGGACGACTTCGACTACGTGGTGCACCTGGCGGTGAACGTCCCCGGCTCGTCGGCGGTTGTCGCCTACGCCGAGCTGGTGCGCGAGAACTGGCGTCGCCGGGAGGCTGTGGCCGTAGGCCTGCAGCTGGTGGCGGCCGCGCGCGCCGGCGAGGAGGACGCGGTGGACGTGGCCGCTGGCCGGCTGCTGGCGCTCAATGCCGTGGTGACCTCCTGCGAATACACCGGAAAGCAGGCGATGCAGGAAGCGTGGCGAGAAGTGGCGCGGAATCATGCATCGGGCGGTGCGCTACCTGGTATCCCGACAGGGTTGAATGCGCTGAACGACATTCTGGGCGGGTGGCACCCTGGCGACCTAACGATCATCGGCGGCCGCCCTGCCATGGGCAAGACAGCGTTTCTCGGTGGACTGATCGAAGCTGCCGCAGACGCGAAGTGGCGGCCCGGTGTGATCAGTGCCGAGCAGCCCGCAGTGCAGCTGGCGTTACGCCGACTTTCTGCGGTGTCCCAGGTCTCAGCAACCCAGCTTCGTACTGGTAACTTGGAGGACGAGGATTGGTCGCTCCTGCAGGCGGGTATGGCCAAGGCGCTAGATCGCGACATGTGGATCTACGACCGCTCGGCCGTGACGCTGGACGAGTTGGTAGGGATCGCTCGTAAGTGGAAGCACACCCACGGCATCGGCTGCCTGTTTATCGATTACGCCCAGCGCATCACGGTGCCGCGTGCGGACCGAACCACGGAAGTCTCCCAAGTGGCGCGCGGGATGAAGAACCTGGCCCGCGACTTGGACATCCCGGTCATCTCTCTTGCGCAGGTGGTGAAGGCAGTTGACCAGCGCCAAGGCGACAAGCGCCCGACCGCCGGCGACCTGGCCAACAGCGACGAGCTGACCCGCGAGGCCGACCAGATCCTGATGCTGTACCGGGACGAGGTCTACAACCGCGAAACGCAGGACCGCGGCATCGCCGAGATCCTGATCGAGAAGAACCGCCACGGACCGACCGGCTTCAAGAAGGTCGCCTTCCTCAGCGAAACCATGCGCTTCGCCGACCTGGGGAGGGAGTTCTGATGGTCCCGGCTTACGAACTGGAACGCGCCCGCCAGACCGGCCGGTGGATGCGCGACGCACACAAGGATCGGAATTCGGTCCCGCTCTACGCCATGGGCGAGGACGGGCTGGCGCTGCGCCGGGCATGGCTGGCCGGCTACGACGAACGAGACGAGCAGATCAGGAGGAAGCGGGGATGAGCATACGCGATTTTGCAGTGGGTGCAGTTGTTGGGACGGCTGCCTTTGTTGTGGCTCTGGGCCTGGTGCTTTCGATTCACGATCGGATGCTGATCAGGGACTGCGATCAGTACGGGATGACGCGTCTCGACGGCAAGATTTACCAGTGCCATCGCAAGGACGAGGGGGGCGGCGCATGAAGCGCACCTTCCTGATCGACCCGCCGAACAACAGCAACTGGGCCAAGGTGGTCTCCAGCGTCGTGCGCGCCATTAACGAATGGCTCAAAGGCGGCCCGGTGCAGATCACCCTGGACGAGCCGAAGCGGACGCTGGACCAGAACGCGGCGATGTGGCCGGCGCTGAGCGACATCGCCAAGCAGGTGCCGCTGGTGATCACCCGCCGCGACGGCAGCACCAGGCAGGCCACGCCCTACGACTGGAAGGACGTCCTCACCGCCGCGTTCGAGGAAGAGACCGAGTGGGCGCCCGGGCTGCGCGGCGGCGTGGTGATGCTCGGCGCCCGGACCAGCAAGTACAGCCGCCGGAAGATGGGCGACTTCCTCACCTTCATCCACGCCGAGTTCTCGGACCGGGTGCGCTGGTCGGACAGCGCTGTGGAACGACTGGCGCAGTTCGCGCCGACCACTAAACAGAAGAGGGCAGCAGCATGAATACGAATAGCAATGCGTGTGAGCGCTGCGGCCGTTGCCGTGAAGGCCGTTTCGACCTGTGCAAGAACGCAACACGGTTGGCAGACGCCGGTAAGGCCGCGCTGCCATTCGTCGCGTTCGCATACGCACATGGAGTAGACGGCGCGGAAACAGCGGGGCGAGAGCTGGAAGGCGCCATCGGAGCGGTCGACCCCAACTTCAACCACGAGGGCATCTGATGAACCTCGAACAGATCGACACCAGCACTACGGCGGGGAATGGGACGGAGTGGCTTTCTGATGATGCCGCTCAGCTTGCACTGTTCAAGGCGATCCGAGATATCAAGTTTGGTTTGCCTACTGACGACAAATTGATCCTTGAGGGCCTGCGAAATGCTGGCCTATGGATTGCTCGATACCAGCCTGAGCGATCCCCGCCGATTGGGCCGGGTGAGGTATGGGTGGCTGTGGGGCCAGGGCCGAAGCTGGAAGGCGCTCGCTGGAATCCGAGCGATGCCCAGCGCCTGCTTCCGGGCGTGGAGGGCCAAGTCGTCAAGTACATCCGCGCCGACCTCGCTGGGGAGAAGGGCTGATGGACTTCTCCGACTACAAGACCCGCAGCCGCCTGACTGAGGCGAGCAACGCCGGTTACAGCGCCAGGCTCGACCGCAAGCCGATCACCTCGTGCCCGTTCGATGAAGGGACGGACGAGTCAAAGGCGTTCCAGCACTACTGGGGGCTGGCGGATCAGGACGAGCATCGGCGGCAGGGGAGGGCGGCGTGAAGCACTCCACCGGAACCCCGACTGCAGCTGAGGCCGCCCGCATCGTGGCTTGCAAGGAAGGCCTGTGCGTGGCCTGCGTCATCCGCAGCGAGCAGGAGGATGCGCCGCAGTTCTTTATGGTTCACCCAGGCTGTGACTACCACCACCTGCTGAGTGGCGGGCGGCGCATTGGGCACATGGATGGGCTGGGCCTTTGCGCTTGGCACCATCGCGGGCTGGTCAACTGGGGCTGCACGCATGCGGAAATGAGGGCCCATTACGGCCCTAGCCTCATGGACGGCAGCAAGACGTTCCATGCGGCATTCGGCAGCGACGCCGATCTGCTGGAGCGCCAGAACAAGATGCTGGGCATCGGGGAGGCCGCGTGAGTCTTGTCATCCTCCCGTGGCCCCCGTCAGTGAACCGCTACTGGCGAACCTTCCGGGGCCGGATGCTGATTTCGGCTGACGGGCGCTCCTACCGACAGGAGGCAGTCGCCGCAGCTGTCACTGGGAATCGATTCGGGTCGGCAAAGGTCCGAGTCAGCATCGAGGCTTGGCTGCCGGACAACCGGCGCCGCGATGTCGACAACCTGCTGAAGGCTCCCCTTGATGCCCTGTCCCACGCCGGCATCTACGACGACGACAGCCAGATCGTGGAGCTGTCCATCAGGCGGGCGGGGCTGGATAAGGCCAATCCGCGCCTAGAGATCACGCTGGAGGCGGCATGACTCCCACCTTCAGCCAATACACGACGCCGGAACTGGAGATTGTCGCCCGGCTGGACCACGCCCTGGCCGACGAGATCTTCAGCCTCCACCGGCAGGGCTACGACATGCGCGAGGTGCTGCACGAGGCCCGCGCGTTCAAGACCGAAGCGCAGCTGATGCGCCGCGAGATCAACCGCAGGAAGGCACGCCCATGAGCCAGGTATCCCAACCCCGCACCGGAGGTCGAAACATGGCCGCATCCGTTGAAGCTCCGCGCCGCACCGGTACAACTGAGGGTGTTCCGTTCCGGCAGGTCTGGAAGCCGCGCGTGGTCTGCGTGGTCGACCCGACCAACCCGGCAGAGGCCCTCAACGCCATCCTTCCACGAATCGCAGAGAACCAGCGCGGATGCACGGTAGCCAGCTTCCTACTGATCAACCCGGAGACCTCGCAGGCGTTCGTCCTGGCCGAGGACAAGCCGGTGGCCGTGGAGATGGCCCGCAAGGGCGAGAAGTCTCCGTACTGGCCGTGGTTGGTGGGCAAGTACAGCTTCCCCCGTGTGACCGCCGAGGCCGCAGCGAACGTGCTGGAGGACATTCTGGAGCATCTGGGCATCGCCACGTCGGCGCCACGGAAGCGGCCCATGCCCGTGCAGCTCGACCTGTTCGACCTGTCTGGGCGCGCCGCGTGACCGCGTACATGCGGCCCTCTACCGAGGCAGGTATCGGTAGCCCCAGCTGGCAGGTGGGTAACAGCCAGCACCGAGGGAGCAGGGTGCCGCGTTGCGGCGGCGGAACCGGACGCCACGCCGGGGCCGTGACCACTTTCCCCTGTGGGACCGAGGAGGCCCTGTCGTGAATCTGGACCCGATCACGCAGGGCCTGCAGCACCTGGCCAGCCAGTTCAGCCTGACCCGGCAGGAGTGGCGAGACCACCACTGCGGCGGTGACTCGCTGCTGGACGCGCTGGTGAGCCACGGCTACGCGCAGGAGCAGAACGAGCGCTTCGGCATCACCCGGCAGGGGCAGGTGCGGCTGCAGGCGGAGGTGGCCAATGGCTGATTGGCTGTCCAGTGTCGAGAAGGAGCAGCTGGTCAAGGAGGTCAGTGACTGCGTGCGCGCCGGCGGCGACGTCGAGGGGGTCATCCGCGTCTGGTGTGATGGGTTCGCTCCCCGTGACCGGCAGGTCAGGGATGGCGCGCGCTACACCGCCAAGGTAATGGCGGAGCAGGTCGAGAAGGAGAAAGCCGAGAAGGCAGCCCGAGACGCGTCCCTGGCTGACGACATTGCCGTGGTGGAAGATCTGATCCAGCGCCTGCCCAAGGTACTGGAGCGGCTGAGGGCTGCAGAGGCGGCGAGATGATCTACAGCATCCTCGACTGGCTCTGCGACCAGATCCGGGGCTATGAAGCGGCCCACGGCAACAAGCCGTGCCATATCTTGGTCACTCCAGAGCAGGCCGCCCGTCTCCAGCATTCAGCGGAGCTCTATCCGACCGTGAATGGCGTCACTGTGCCAAGCGTCGATCCGGTTGAGTCTGTCCGCCAAGGCTGTGTCTTCGTGCTTGGCGTCCCGTTGAAGCTGTTCGAGGTGAGGCATGGCCGGTAAGCAGCCCAAGGCCAGCACTGCCAAGAAGCCGGGCAAGTCTGCTGGTGGGCGGCCAAGCACCTACAGCGCCAAGCTGGCGGCAGAGATCTGCGCCTACATCGCTGAGCATAAAACCCTGCGAGACGCCCTGAAGCAGCCCGGCATGCCTTCGGAGGCTACGGCCTATCGCTGGTTGGCTGAGCGCCAAGAGTTCCGCGAGATGTACGCCCGCGCGCGCGAACAGGGCGACGAGCTGGACGCCGAGCGCATGCGCGAGATCGCTTTCGACCAGAGCATCGCCCCCGACCAGAAGCGGGTGATGATCGACGTGCTGAAGTGGCAGATGGCCAGGCGCTCGCCCAAGAAGTGGGGCGAAAAGGTTCAGCATGCCGATGCTGACGGCGAGAAGCTGCCGGCACCGCCGCCGTTCTACGTGATGGGCGTGGTCCCGGCCAAGCAGGGCGAGTGACCGTGTCGGCCCAGCCGAACCCGCTGGCACCGCACACCCCGGTGCACATCCCGGCCAAGCTGCTGCCGGTGCTGAAGCCGAAGCAGTTCAAGGTACTGTACGGTGGGCGCGGCTCGGCGAAGTCGCACACCGTGGCGCAGATCCTGGTGATGCTGTCGATGCAGGCCAAGCACCGCATCCTGTGCGTTCGCGAGATCCAGAAGTCGATCGCCCAGTCCTCCAAGCGGGTTATCGAGGACTACATCAACCGCATGGGCCTGTCGGCCTACTTCAAGATCAACAAGCAGGGCGAGGACCAGATCACCTGCATCCTGACCGGTTCCACGTTCAGCTTCACGGGCCTGCAGGACCACACCGCCGACAGCATCAAGTCGTTCGAAGGAGCGACCATCGTGTGGGTGGAGGAGGCGTCCAACGTCTCGGCCAACAGCTGGAACAAGCTGATCCCGACCATCGTCCGCACCACCGGCGCCGAGATCTGGGTGACCTTCAACCCGGACCAGCAGGACGACTACGCCTACAAGCGCTGGGTGCTGGGCAACGACCCGGACGCGATCGTCATCCAGATCAACTGGCTGGATAACCCGTGGTGGAACCCGGCGATGGAGACGGAGCGGCTGAAGACGCTGGCCGTGTCGCAGGACCTGCACGACCACATCTTCGGTGGCCAGCCCCGGGCCAAGGCCGGCATCCTGTTCAAGCGGCACTGGTTCAAGCGCTTCAACCTGGGCGACGAGCCGAAGGGGCTGCGCAAGTACCTGGCCAGCGACTACGCCGGCGCACCGGACCCGGACGACCCCGAGGCCGACCCCGACTGGACCGAGCATGGCTGTGCTGGCCTCGACCACGTGGGCGACATGTGGTTCGTGGACTGGTGGAGCGGCCAAGAAGATCCGTCCGTGTGGATCGCCGCTCTGATGCAGATGGGCCGGCGCAACAAGCCGGTGATGGCGTTCGAGGAGATGGGCGTCATCCTTCGCACCACCGACGGCGCTATCCGCCGCGCGGCCAAGGCCACGCAGACGTTCGTGCACCGGGTGCCGCTGGCCAGTGCCGGCAGCAAGGCCGACCGCGCTCTGGGCTTCGCTGCCCGCGCTGCCACGGGCTCGGTGCACATCCCGAACACCGAATGGGGCGACAGGCTGATCGACCAGCTGTGCGCCTTCACCGGTGAGGACGGCCGCCGCGACGACATGGTTGACGTGTGCAGCCTGTTCGGCCGTGGCATCGACCTGATGGCCGACGGCAGCCTCCCGCCCGAGGCCAAGCCGGCTCCGCCTGCACCGTTCACAGACCCGTGGTTCAAGCAGCGCGACGCCGCCGACCGCGACGAGGACGAGAAGACAGCGCGCTACTACCGTTGATGCCTCCGGCAGCTCGGGCACCTTGGGGCCAGTTCGCACACCGGCCCGACAATGGCAGACCAATCCATCGCAGCACTCGAAACCGGGATCGCGGCCGCCGCTGATCCCGATCCGGCGCGCGCCAAGCAGATCAGCCGCATGCAGGCCGACGTGAAGCGCTGGATGGCCCGCTTCGAGGAGGCCCGCGAGTTCGACAAGGACGCCCGGCAGCAGTATGTGAAGGACCGGCGCCAGGCGCGCGGCGATTCCGGCTTCCTGGTCGACGCGAACCTGATCGGCACCTACATCGACATCCAGGAGGCGTTCCTTTACGCCCGCAACCCGGACTTCGACGTGTCGCCGGGCCCGGCGCACCGCATGCCGACGCCTGAGCAGCTGCGGGACATCATCGAGTCCGACATGGTCGTGATGGGGAATATCCACCAGCAGGCCGAGCAGGACGCGATCGAGGTCGGCCGACAGATCGCTGTACAGATGACTGCGCAGGGTGTTTCGCCCGAGGAGGCATTGCTGCAGGGCCAGCAGGCGCAGGACAGCTACCTGGCCACCGGCGTGGTGGAGAAGCTGGTGGCCGACGAGGTCCTGAAGCTGCGCAAGCAATACGCCAAGCGCTCGCGGGAGATGAAGCAGTTTGCCGAGACGCTGGAGGCCGTCGGCACCCAGATGTGGAAGGACGCGCAGCTGAAGCGCCGCGGCCGTCCGTGGGTCCGATCGTCGCTCACCATCGGCCCCGGCGTGCTGAAGGCGACGTGGCAGGAGCGCACCGAGATCTCGCCCGAGACGCAGACCGCGATCAACGACCTGCAGCAGAACATCGCCCGTGCCAAGGCGCTGCAGAAGGAGCTGGAGGACGGCACCGCCGGCTATGGCGCCCGTGCGTGGGACACGGTCAAGGGCGTGTTCGGGAACAACGAGGAAGCTAAGGTCGCCGATCTGGAGCGCCAGTTGGCCGCCATCCAGAACGGGGCCGAGCGCGTGGTCGCCCGCGGCTACGCGATCGACAATGTGGCCGGCGAGAATTTCCAGGTGGCACCGGGCTTCACCATCGCCAACCACGTCGATGCGCCCTGGAACGCCGAGATCTCCTATCTGTCCTACGAGGATGCGCTGGCCGAGCATGGCCCGTACCTCGCGCAGTTCGACAAGGACGGCAACGCCGAGAACATCCTGCGCAAGGCCGTGCGCTATGCACCGCGCAAGCCGTGCATGGGCAAGAACGAGAGCGTCGGCTTGACCGGCAACGCGGCCACGGCTGAGGAGGCCGATGCCTACACCACGAACACCGACGGCGGCGCCAATGGGTGCTACGTGCGTCGCATCGAGATCTGGGACGCGGAGAGCAACACCGTCCTGACCGCGATCACCGGCGTGCCGTTCTGGGTCAAGCCGGCCTTCAACCCGCCGGCCACGACCAGGTTCTACCCGTATTTCGTGATCTGCACGTCCGAGGTGGACGGCCAGCGCCACCCGCAGAGCCTGGTCAGCCGTTCGACCAAGCTCATGGACGAGTACAACCGCATCGGCTCGGCCGAGACCGAGCATCGCCGCCGCATCAAGCCCAAGACGGCGTTCCACGCAGGCGCGATGGAGGCAGAAGAGGCTGACAAGCTCGCCAAGGCGGACACCGGCGAGATGGTTCCGCTCAAACTGACCCAGCCGAACGCAGACCTGCGCACGCTGCTGGTGCCGATCACCTACCCGCCGATGGACCCGGCGGTTTACGACCGCACGCGCATCCTGGCCGAGCTGGAGCGCATCTGGGGCGTGCAGGAGGCGCTGACGGGCTCCATCAACACGGCCAAGACCGCCACCGAGGCGGACATCCAGCAGCAGGGCTTCCAGGCGCGCAGCAGCAGCCGGCGCGACAACATGGAATCGGTCCTGAGCGAGCTGGCCGAATACACCTGCCAGATCGCCCGCGTCTACCTGACCGACGAGGACGTGCGCTTCATCGCTGGCCCGACCGCATTCTGGCCGCCCTACATGGGGCCGGATGACCTGGCCGAGTTCGTCCGCATCGAGATCCGCGCCGGTTCCTCTGGCAAGCCGAACACCGCGATGGAGCGCCAGTCTTGGGCAAACCTGCTGCCGCTGCTGCAGACCGGCATCACCCAGATTGGCCAGCTGCGCGGCGCGTCGCCCGATTCGATCGCTGACGCGCTGGAGCAACTGATGCGCCTGACCGCCGAACGCAGCGGCGAGCGCTTCGACATCGACCAGCTCATCCCCCAGAACGACGGCACGCAGCCGGCGCTGCCCGCACAGGCCGTGCCCGGCAGCGCGCCGCCTCCGCAGGGTGGGAACGCCGGCCAGCAGTCGCCCGTTCCGCCCGCACCTCCCGGTGGCTCTCCTGCCGCCGATCCCCTCGCAGCATCCTGATAGGAGCGAAACATGAATAGCTACGCAAACGGTCCGCGCGAGCAGTACGACCCCAAGTTCGGGTGCACCGGACAGCCCTACATCGAGCAGGAAAAGGCTGCTTCCCAGGTGGACGAGCTGCTCACCGAGCACGCGCGCCTGTTGAGCGATCTGTCAGATGAAATTTCCCGCGCCAGTCATTGCTTCGACGCGGTGCTGCTGCCGGAGCCTCCGACCGGCAACTCAGCTTCGCCGAATGTGGAGCCCAGCCCGGCCCGCTCGGCGCTCGGCTACGCGATCAAAGACCAGAGTGATCGCGTCAGGTCGATGCTGGTCAGCCTGCGCAGCATCAACAGCCGCAGCACGGTCTGAGGAGGACACCATGGAAAACCAGCACCGCAAGATCACCGGCTACCGGGATTTGACGCAGTCCGAAATCGACCTGATGAACGACATCAAGGCCAAGGGCGTGGAGTTGGACGCGCTGGTCAAGCGCCTCGAAGACAACCAGGCGAGCGTCACCGCAGCGCATGGCAGTGGTGATGCTGAGCCGTTCCGATGGATCTCCATTGGCAAGACCCATTTGCAGCAGGGCCTGATGGCGCTGACCCGCGCTGTGACCAAGCCGGAGAGCTTCTGATGAGCGTCGAAGCAGACACCCCGGCCGCTGCGCCGGACACCACCCCGACCGACCAGGCCGCCGACGTCATGGCGGCGCTGGATGCCGGCATCGCCGCTGCTGATGCTGAAACGGCGCCTGCAGCTGAGACCGCGCCGGTCGAAACTCCTCCGGCCGATGCCACCACGCCGCCGGCAGACGACCCGAGCGCAGTGCCTCCCGCTGACGGGCATTCCCCGGCAACGCCGCAGGATGGCGCTCCCCCGGCGGATGACCAGCCGGCCGCTGCCGCTGCAGACGAGCCGCAGCCGGACGCTGACACCGAGGCGGAGATCGCGTCGCTGGGCCTGAAGGAGAAGTCGGCAGAGCGCTTCCGCGGCATGGCCGCCGAGATCAAGGAGCTGGCGCCGCTGCGCGAGGCGATGAAGGCGGCGGGCATCGAGGACGTCGCCAAGTTGCCCGACGTGGTCAAGCGAGCCGAGGCGGGAGATTTCCTGTTCGAGGAGATCAGCAAGACGGGTACCAGCCCCGAGCAATACGGGATGGCGCTCGACTACCTGGGCCTGATCGGCAAGGCGCAGCAGGGCGACATGGTGGCAGCCGAGAAGGCTTACACCACCATGGCCGGCGAGCTGGCGGCACTTGCCAAGCTGCTCGGCAAAGAGGTGCCGGGCGTGCATGACCCGCTGGCCAACCACCAGGACCTGCGGGCCGAGGTCGAGGCAGGCGACCTGCCGCGCGCCCGCGCCGTCGAGATCGCCG